AAAGAATGACATGCGGTGCAGGTGGTACGCATAGGTTGGTGGGTAGAGCATGACAAAACAAGATTACCCTAGAAGGGCGTTATCATCTGATGATTATCCAAGTGATTTATGGTTGCTTGAAATGTTCAAAGGTTGGTTTGACCCATGCCCGCTTGTGCCAAAAGATGAGCTAGTAAGTAATGGGTTGTCGATCGATTGGTGGAACAAACGTCATATTTATGTTAATCCGCCATATTCAGAGCCCCACAAATGGGTGGATAAAGCACTTGATGAATTACTAATAGCAAACATGAACGGCAAACCTTACACCTGCGTTTTGTTGCTTAAGCATGATTCTTCAACACGTTGGTTTAGGAGGTTGCACGAAAGCGGAGCTCACTTGATGCTTATATCGGAACGGTTGTCATTTCAAACGGGCCGACCGTGTGCATTTCCATCTTTGTTGGCGGTGATTTCCAATGCCTCGGAATAATCTTCATTCATTCACGCTTTGGCCTAAAGCATCAGAAATAGTTAGCAAAATTAAACGAGGGCGTAAATCTGAGTTTGTGTCTAAGGCTGTTATTTGGTATGATACGCCAAAAGGCCAACAAGCACGAAATCATCAAGAGTTAATGGAACGCTTTCGATCTGCTCAATTTACAATTCATGAATTGAAGGCTGAAATTGAAATTTTAGATGCTAAGGTTCATGAGTTGAAAAAATCTCAATCCTTTATTAGTAAAATGCGCAAAAAATTGTCAAAATGACCTTCACACCCCCTATTTGAGGTGTTTTTTTAGTCAAATGGATTTAATTTATTTCCAACGTAAATTGCTGCTAAGCCTAATCTTTGAACAAAAGTTCTAGCTGCATCCACTTTGGCTTGTGCTTTGAATGGGTCTTGGGCATATTCAACCAGAGCTTCGGCGTTAGCAATTGCTTGGTCTGCTGCATCTTTTAATTCTTGATAACTCGCATATCCGTTGGAATATAGGGTGTCTATTACCTCACCAAATATGCCCCTATCCAGATCGATTACACCGGTTGCTTCGAGTATCAAAATAAGCGCAGATAATGCCGATACATCAGACAATAACGCGACAGTAGGTGTTGCTACTCGGTTGAATGTAACTCCGGCTACAATTGTTTCAAACATTTCTCGTTCTGTTCGACCAAGCACGATTTCATGACGAATAATTTCGTCTGGTTTTGGCTTTGGCATTACATCACGCCCAATACGCTATCCCAAAGAGCAGGGCCGAGCCCAGCCCCCAAAATCCAACCCAGAAAAAATGCTGCAGCATTTTCAAGAAGCATTTCTTTTGCTCGCTCGCCTAGTGATTGAGTCATGTAATCACTCCGGTAATTCGTAAGCATCCCATGCGTCTGCAGCAGCATTCGCTGATTCGTAATTTTGAGGTAAATCACGAAGGAATATTCTGTAGTCTTTTTTGGCCTGACTCATTATCAAATCTTTGACACCCCACCAGTCCGTTTCAGAAAGTGCTGCATTTCTAAGGCGGCGTAATTCCGACCATGACATTTCGGTTTCCAGCTCTGTTACTTCCCCATCATGAGAATGAATGTATTTTCTGTTTGGGATAATCATGAATATTTCACCACCCAAGATGGCTGACTTTGCCTAGCCAAAGTTGCGTTTGATTTTGAGAAGGTTGCAGGAATGTCAAATATTGTGCCTAGATTGTTGAATATTGTATTATACGGCGTACCGGGATAATGTGTGAGTCCTAATGCTAGGAATTCATCTCCTCCAGATTGTTGCGATAATGACGGAATTGCGACTCCTGCGCTAGCAAATGCAACATAGTAAGTTTCACCTGCCGTAACGGATAGTGATATTGAAGTTGAATAAAGTCCAGAACTACCATTAACGTCGATCGTGAAATTAGCTTGACGGTCTTTTGGATAGCCTTCGTCATCGGAGTCATATATCCCAATCTTAACTACATCAAGTCCTGATTGATTGGAATTTGTTCTAATGCCAAAGAAATTAATTGTGCCTGTTTTTGGTGCTACAAATCTGATAAATTGTGCATAACTTTCAACTTGAGCTATTGTATTATCAATTGTCGTTATTTTGTACATATCAGTCGGTTGAAAGTATGGGTATGTTGCGCTAAGAGTGGATGCTAAAGGCATTGGGGATTGTGTAGCACTTCCACCACCGCCTCCGCTAGTTGTTAGTCCGTTCCATTCACCTGCAACACTTAAACGGGCCAAATTAACCAATACTAAACGGCGTAATTCATCTTCTGCTCCCTGCTCAGCAAAGATTTTCTGACCTACTGCCTGTAAATCAGCAAAAGTTAGGTTTTCCAGATCGACATTTTTTAGCAATTCATATATTCTTTTGTCGGGTTTTGCTTGAGGTAGTGGCATAATATCACCCTAATAATCCCTGCCAATCTGCTCGAACACTTTCTATTGCTAACTTGAGTAGCACTAAGCGTCGTAACTCGTCTTCATTGACATTTTGAACAGTTATTGGATTACCTGCTTTAGGCAAATATTCTCCAGCTGCCAATTGACCAGTTAAGTCTTGAAGTGTTTGCCCTTTGAGAAGTGCATAGACTCTCGCTTCTCTGGACACCGCATCGGGGAGAGGCATTGTAATCACTTCATAGTTTGCGTTTTGCGGCCTTTAGTGCCGCCTCTATGCGTTCTAAAGCCGCAGTTGTCATAAGTCCGTGCATAAATAAGCGTTTAGCGTCTTTTGACATTCTATCAATACGCTTTTTTTCGGTGGATTTTTTCATTAAACCACCTATGCGTTAGTTAAGAATTGAGCCTTAAAATTAAGAGCAACTGGAATGCTCTTTGCAGTAAATTGCGGTTGTTGTAGGTTAGGTGCAGCAAAGCCAACCGAACCAACCACATTGCCGAGATTATCAACAACTACGACACCGGGAGTCTCAACTTTGTTACCGTCGATCGATGTGGCAAATGCTTTCGTGATTACCTGACCCTGCAAAGTATCACCTATGCTGTTTGAGGTTTGCAAATCGAGCATTTCGTTTGTTGCTGCCCCTGTTGGTGTATCAACAAATATTCGAGAAGTTCCAGATCTGGTATAGACGCAAAGTGCCGCACCTCTATCTGCTGCAGTTTGAGTCATTACTCTTACTTTGTCTCCAGCTCTAAGAGTGTAAGGGGCGCAGAGTTGGTCTTGGAATTGGGCTTGTCCTTTTGCACCAACAGGTATGATTGCAGCGACCAAACCCTGCGAAAGAATGTAAGCGTAACTGATTGAGTTATCAGCCGCAACGATACCAGAGACAATTCGCTTATTTGGTGCGTAATCACCGACATTTTGTGCTGATACTGTATATACGGTATCAGTTGTAAGGTCTGATTCAGTGCCTTCTGCAATTTCTGCCTTTAGTGGGATGTTAGTTCCATCCGAACATACTAGGTTTCCAACTACTGTATTCGTTGCCATACATCACACCTCACAGTTTAATGCCGACTCCTAGCGGCTTCATAATATTTCGATTTACATTGCTAATAGGTCGGCGCAATAATTTCTTTCCAAATCTAAACGAGAAAGAAGTTACTAGGCTCTGAATAGCCATTGCTTGATAATTAGATGCAAAATTGCTTTGCATAGTGCTAAATGCAATATCAGGATGTTGCACTAACTCAGACAATGAAAGTTCTTCAGCACCTACTGTTACCATTTCAGTACCCATGCCATATACCGATAATGATTTTTGGGCAATGTCTGATTTGCCCGTCAAGAATCCGTATGGTGTATTACCCATAATTCCGGTGCTCAAAATATTAGCGTATGTGTATGCTTCAAGTGCGTTAATTACGCTAAACATCTTAGGTCCGCGTCGTGTTTTTCGCTTAGTTCTGCGTCGTGCCATAGATCTACTCGGTATTCTCGGCGGTAAATAATCCCTTCTCATCTCTTGGAATCACTTTAGCTGGATTTTTTGCCATATTATCTTGAATCATTTGCATAATCATCATTTGTATAGGATTTACAGGTTCAATGTCTCCAATTGGCAAATTTTGCACCGTGTTTTGTATTGCTTCGGCCAGTCTGCGGTCTAATTCTTCAACAGATCTAGCTAATGCAAAATTCATCATTCTTATTTGTATTAGAATAGCCAAATAAACACCAATTATCCCAATTCCCAATACTAGGGTTTCCATCATGCCCTCATCGCACCGCAAACGATACTTAACGGTTGAGATTCCAACCTTCCGCCGCATAATCTTCTTATTCATCTGGGTTGTCCGTAGTACAACCAGCGTATGCTCTATTGCGAGAGCAAACGCAAATCAAAGATTTGCTGCGGCGGGTCGCCCCTATCGGGGCAACTGTAATATATAGCGATACTATCGCAAAAACGTGGTTGTAATACATGTTGATGAAATGTAAAATGGAATTTTGTGATAATGAATGCCCTTATTTTGAATACCTAGGTATGTGTAAAAAGTGCGCTGATATTAGGAATATTAAGTCGCCTATTTCACTGCTTGATGCAAATATGAAGGCGATATGATGAGATTAGTATGCCGTAAATGCGGTTTGGAATGCGACGCAGCTACTTTTGAAGAAGTTGAGCAGTATCAAAGGATGACTTGTGGAGCTGGAGGCGCACATAG